TACAATTTTAGGTAAGGCAGTCACTAGTGCAGCTGCCTCATCTATATCTTTTCTAAATTGATTAAATGTCTTCATTATGCTAATGCAATTGTTCTAAAGTCTTTTAGTCGAACAGGAACTGATTCGTTTGTTGAAGTCATGACAATTTTAATAACAAATCCATTAAACTCCTCTAAATCATCAACAGAGAATTGGTATTCAGAAAATTCATTAAATCCATTTGCAGCAACTTGTGCATCTGGTCTACCATCATTTAATGAATTATCAACAATTTGATTTCCAAAACCATCACCAGTTGTATCGGTCAAGTTTTTAAAACCAGGAAATGGTCTATAAGTTTGTGATACTTCACTTGAATCAAAACTGAATAAACGATAGAATACTCTGAAATCTGCCTCTGGTTCTCTGCTTGCTGCAACAAGAACTTTTAGTGAAGTAGCAGGATTCTTTAATGTTACTGGTTTTGATACAAATACAGAACCATGTGGATCATTTCTTAAAGATTTGACTCTTTCATCAGTTGCATAATTATCTTCACCAATAGGATTGTTTATTTTATTTCTACCTAGAATAAAGATAGAATTTTTAACATCCAATACAGGTGATAAATTAGAATCATTAGATGTCATATTAACATCTAATGTCAGCGATTTATTTTTAGGTAGATTTTGTAATCGTTCACTCTCGTTCTTAACAGATGCAACCAATCTTGGAGTTGGGAAGAACGTAGTTTCGTTTAAAGTTGTTGGACTAAAACCTTGATCTATAAATGAAACTTCATTTCCACCAGCACTTGTTCCACTAACTGTTCTTATGAGTGAGTTGACATTTGTTGATTTTCCAGGTGTAATAACATTAAATTGTGGTGATATTGAACTAAACTGATGATTTTGTGATATTTGAACATTCTTTCCACCAATCGCTTTTTCGTTTGTAAAACATAATAAAGTATCATTTGTTCTTTGAGGTGCTAAACTTGCCATATCAACTTTTAAGAAATAAGTATCAAGATTATCTTCAAATGAAGTAACATCAAAAGTTGTATTAATACCAACAAGAGATATTCCACCTGCCTCATATGTTTGAATATCTGATCCAATATTATGTGATACTGGTGTTGTACCAACTTGTCCCCTAACAATTGTTAATTTACCAGTTCCAACAACATACGATACAATCTCACTTCCTATTAAAGCAGAACCTCTATCTGTGCTAATACCATTAAAATTAGTAAATGGTGTTGTATTATCAATTTCAACAGATGTTGTGTCTGATGTTAATGCAGATGTTGTTTTTACTTTAAGAGTGTCAGGTTTTACATTTTTAATTACAACTTTATTATTCGCACCATGATGTGCATGATTATACTGTGTAACTTCAAATACATCTCCTGAATTTAATTCACCATTAATTGTTGATGATACAACACTTGCTTGTGCTAATTTTCCAGTAGGATTAGGAGCATTATTTGAATCATATTTTACAAGGTTACGACCCGTTGTAAACTGTGATCCTTGAACATCAGTTAGGAATATAGAATCAAATTGAGAGTTGATTGCTGATACTGAACATTTAAATCCAGCACCACTTGTAATATCATCATCAGCAGCATTATCAACTGTTAATACATCACCAACTTGATATCCAGTTCCAAAAGTTGTAATGTTGATTGCACTTATTGCACCATCAACTCCATCCACTGTGCCTACTGTAATCGTAGCAATAGCACCAGATCCACTTCCTGTTAAAGATTTAAGAGGGACATCATTTATATCACCAGTGCCAGGATAACCAGAACCTTTATTTACTATAGTAGTTGAACCACCACTGGATATTGGTGCACCTTGACCTTCAATGATACCTGTTATTACAGCATCATCATTTAGGTCAACTTGTCCAGTTATATCAACTTGCGATACTTTTTTTCCGATTGGTAAATTTGTATTAGTACAATCTGTTCCTGTAACACCAACTTTAAGTTTTCTAGGTAATGAACGTATTGGATTATCGGGAAGTTTTTGAGTGTTTAAATTACCAGGATTAATTGGTGAATTATAGAAAGTTGCAGTTCCAGAACTTACGAATGATGCCTTACGTAACTTAAAGCATAAATCTTCATATTGACTTGGTGTCCAAATTGTACCATTCTGTGATTTAAATAAACTTCCACCAATATATTGTTTTGATACAACCACATCTTCAACATCAGGCAAGATAGTTGATTTAACTGTTTTTTCACCCATTCGAGCTACCCACATCTCATATAGATCAGATGCTGGTGATAAAATTACAATAGCATATTCTCGATTCGGTTCCAAATAAACAGGAGATGGGAATTTGATTGTAGTGGCAGCTGATGCATCATCAGATATGTTTACTTGACTTGGATTTAATGCTACTTGTGCATAATCCTGAACAAGGAATCTTGTAGGTGTGCCTAATTCTACATGTCTGAGTTCAATAAAAACTTTGGTATTAGGATCTTTTGAAGCAAAGAATAAATCAAAGGATGTTAAAAATGCTCCTGTCTCATCAACTCTAAATGATTGAGCCAATGGATCTCTATAAGGTGCTTCAAAAAATTCTGTATCTGAAGATGAATTTACATTTACTGATACAGTTACGTCGTTTGCTCTTTGAGGGGGTGCAGGAGGGATTCTAACACCGACAGTATCTGTTGTTTGGGTAAGTATGGTTCCTGTGCCTGTAAACACTCCTGAAGCATCACTAGACAGTGCTGTGGCACCTGGTAATTGAACTGTACCTTCAGCAGCTGCTGTTACCTTAAATGTTTTAGTACCAGACCTGAATAATACTGGTGGTTTAGGTACAGCATTTGCATTTCTGAAGAAGAATGTTCCTATTAAATCACCCCAATTATCAGATATAAGATCAATGTTTGTGATTTTAGCAACAGCACCACTTGTCTCTCCAATTACTGTTGCACCTTTTACAAAATATCCAAAATACTGTTCATCATTTGCTAATGCAGAAATATCAATGTTCAATAATTTTGATGTAGCAGAATAACTTGCTGATGGTGCTGGTCTTGTAGTATCATATGGATCAACTGAATATTCCTCAACTAAAACAGATGGTGAACCTAATCCTGCTCCCACATCGGGTCTTGTTGTGTCACCAAACTTGTGATTTGGTCTTTGAATTCTAACGTAACCTATTACTGGATCATCACTTAAACTATCAAGTTCAATTCTGGCATTTTCAAAAATATTAAATGAACCTGATATCATCTCTATTTCACTTAATTTTGGAACAATATCTGGTGAAGCACTATCAAGATAATGAAAATGTCTTGTTGCTGGTTTTAAACCACTAACATTAAAGGCAACATTTCTTGATCTCATAAATGGATCAACTTGACTATCTACTTTTACACTCTCTACATAATCAAATTCTCTACTTGGTCCTTCGAGAGTATTTGTAAAACTTCTTTCAATTCTTTGTGTAGTTGTTGTAGTGGTTGTTGTTACTCTCTCTTCATGATGCCCTTCAAATTCATCTTGATCTGCATGTATTGTATTATTCACAACATTAACATCTACTTCACTAGTTGTTGTATTGGAAATAACATTTGCAGTCTCTACCCATCTAGCACCAGATGATTCAGTTCTAAAATTATCAATATAAATCGTTCTTGTCCAATTATCTGATGGTGGATCTAAAACAACTCCTCCTGCAAATGTTATTACGTTAAATGGATTGACGTTCTCCACTCTTGTTGCTTGTGGTTGTTCGATCCAATCAATTTCACTATAATCAAGAGTGATTAAATCACCTGTTTTTCTACAATTTGTATCAAGTAATTGTAAATTAGAATTTAAATCAGCAGAAGCAGTGTTTATACTAGGGTTTAATGCAAGTTCTGCTCTCATTGACCAAAAATCAACAGCACTTATTAATTCTCTATTAATTGTATCAATATCACATCTGGAACCCCCATCACGATTAAAGTTAATAAAACTTCTATTTTTAAAATTATTAACTGCGAAACCACTTTTAAAACGATTTAAACCATTAGCATCTTTTACTTCAAGTGATTTAGTGTCTAATTCAAGAGCACTTAATGAAGTCATCTCTTCTAAATTTTCTATTCTCTTTTCTAACGCACCAATATCTCTCATCGTAAAACGACGATTATCAAACATTCTTATTGAAGGTCCTTTTACAGGATCATACAAATAAGGAGGAAGAGAAATTTGAGCAACCTCCATTGAATTTCCAACTTCTGTTGGAGGAACAGGAGTTTCAGATGATTGACCTTTAATTAATTTTACTTGTTCAAATTCATTTATTACAAGTTTATCAATACGTGGGAGATAGAAACTATAACCAACAATTGAACTTTCATTTGGTGTAATAATGAAAGATTTATCCTCTTCAAATTCACGATTACAGAAAGCAAATGGTGATCCTGTTGTTGTTGCTGGATTAAATTCTTTAACTCTTGGTCTTAAATCTAAAATATCTGTTGCTCTCTCTCTTCCTATTAATGGTATATCATTCGTATATCTATCAGAAGTGAATGAATTTACACTAAATAAATCACCTTTATTTCCTGCTGGAACTTGATATTGATCAAATATAACTAATAACCGTTTTGCAGGTATTGCAGATTTATCCTTTCTCACTATTCTAGAATAATCTGATATCTGTCTTGTATGACCTTTATCTAATATGTAATTATCAGTTCTATCTACATAATTTCCATTGACAATATCTTGTAAATTAGAGGAAATTGAAGATTCTTTGAATGTAACTTTTTCACCAACTGTAAATCTATTTGCATTCAGATAAACAAAATCAATATTATCTTCACCCCTTTCAACAATTTGTCCAATCGCCCTACTTTCTTCACCTACTATCTTTTCACCAATGATAGATGCTGTATCTAAACTTAATCCCGAAACAAACTTCAATTTATCAAAAACTGGTTTAGAGGTTGTTTTTGATTCATATACTGCAATAACCTTGCATACATCTGGATTATTAAGAGAAATTTCTTGATCCTCTATTCTTAATCCATAAAAATTACTTTGAGTTAGATTGCCATTTGTAGATATACCAGCAGTTCTTGTAATTTCAAGTTGCTTACTTCTCACATAATTTTTAGATTTGCTGGTGACTCCAATTTTTTTAAGAGTTACATTAACTGTGCAAGATGAATTCTGCGATAATCCTGTGAATGCAATATTATTTCCATTATTTGATACTGTAACTTTATCAGATGATAAAGGTTCAACATCACCATTATTATAAGTTATTGAATATTTTTCAGCATCAAATGGTTCAAAAAATGCACTAGTAATACCTATACTTGCATCCAAAGCATCATTTGATGTAATTGATAGTGTGCCATTACTTACAGATTCACCAGTTACCTGTGTTGTAATTACAAGATTAGAATTAGATGAATTTAAATTAGAAATATTTTTTCTAGGTAATCTAGTAAATAAAGAAGCGTCTCTTATATTTGTAATTAAAGGAATTTTAACTCTAAAAGCACCTGAAGTTGAACCAGTTGTTATAATATTACCCTTACATACATCAGCAACATCATCAACTCCGTCCAATGTTAGTGTTTTTCCATCATTACTTATATTTGTTACACGATTAAAAACAGGATCTGCAAAGTCATTTGAGTTATAAGATATAACTGAATCTGTGGTAAGTCCTACTTTACCTGCAAATCTTCGACCTGCGACAGTAGCAGTATTAGAAAGAGCACCACCAGTGACTGATAATTGATCTGATGGTGAAAAACCTGGTAATATACGATCATAAAGAACAGAATCTGCTAAAAAATCAGATACTAAACCACTACCACTAATAGAATTAGAGTCTTGATAAACAGATTTGATGTCAAATACATTATATGCATGTATTTCTATAATAGAAGATTTAACATCAGTTATTTTTTCATTGTATATTAATTGTTCTCCGACTATAAATGTGCCTGTAGTTTCAGATACGTTTAATTCATTTGAACCACTTGTATTAGGAGTCTCTGCTAAATATCCTATCGCACCACTGGATAGTCCTCTAACTCTAGCTCCTTTTACTTGTGTTGTATCTATATTTGATACTTCTAAAGTAGTGTAAGTTTGAATATCATACAAATGCAAATCAAACTCTGTTGATGCACCACTGTAAGATGCGTCTGTTACTCCGAATGAATATACTCTTGCTTCTCCTATCTTTATACCAGTCCCTGCTGCAGTGCCACTATCTCTTCTTTGATTATAAAGTTCAATAATATTAGAACCAGTTCCACCCAAATTAATATATGGTGTTCCAAATACATTATTTACTCTCAGTAAACTGCCCATACTAAAAGGTATTGAAGCAGAGTTTACATTTTTTACATCTCTTGGTTTAGGAACATCTAATACTGTTGTACCAGGCAAATATACATCAAAACCTTTTACATAAGCTTTACCAGGAGATAATTTAACACATAAAGTATCTTCTGAAGGTTTATTACCTTGATCTGTTAACTGATTTTCAGTATATAATCCGTTTGATTCTATTTCATCATTTAATGAATTTTGTAAATTAACACGAAATGGTTCAACAGCATAGTTACCTGACTCATCAAATGTTCTCTTTGCAAAATATTTTTTAATCTCTGAATAAACAGTTGTATCTTGTACTTTTTTCTCTTCACCCTCTCTAATTCGATATAATTCTACAAAACTAGTATCATTATTATCAGTTAATGCTTTTTTGGTCAATTTGACAGAAATTTTAAATCTATCAGCACCAGGTGCTGCAAAATTAGTAAAACCTTTTGCATTATCATATAATGAAGAATCATCATTCGCATTTACAACTTCCTCAATCACCTCTAATCCAACTCTATATGATGGTTTGGGGTTATAAGGATCTAATATTATAAAAGATGTTGGAACATCTACAAATGTACCACGCACAAAATATACACCTTCACTAATACCAAATCCCGAACCAGTCGCTGATGCACCCTGTAAAGATAATGTCAATACAGTCTCACCTGTGTTTATGGTTGTATTTCCATAAGTTAAACTTTCTTCAAGTATTAAAATTTCACCATCAGGAAAAGCAACACTCTGACTTTCTGTACCCGATTTATTATATTTTACAAATATTGTTGGTTCTTCTACACCTTCATTTGGTGGTAGAACATAATTTTTTATTGTCGCTACAATACCTGATTTTTGACCTCTAACCCTTGTTCCTTTACCATTATTTTTTGAAATTAAACTATCCAAGTAAATTGAGACATCAACACCAAGATGAGATGGATTTATTTTACAAGAAAAGTAGGATTTGTCAACTTCAATGCCACCAGGTATGACCATCGAACCTTCTTTGAAAATATGCTTTCCAAAATTTTCAACTTGATTTTGCAATATAGACTGCAACCCAGACAATTCTCTTGCTTGCACTGGTTTACCAGGTTTGAAAAGAATTTTGTAAAAGTTTTTCGCCTTATCAAAGTCGTCATAATAAGGACTTATATTTAAATTTGTCTTTTGTGGCATTTTAGAACTCTAATACGATTTTGATGTCCTCTTTTTGTCGGAGACTTCTATTAATTTCAGGTCTATTATCCAAATAGACAATTTGTCCCGACCCTTTATTTATCTCTGAATCAGATAACCCTGCTTGGAATCTAGTTCCCAAATTAATTAATTTAGCACCAGTTGGATTAGTTGTAATACCTGAAAAATTAATTTGTATATTCCCAGAAAATTGAGATGATTTTCCTTTTATACTATTTGCTGTTGATCCAGTTTCAAATTGATAAATTCTTCCATTTGTATTCACACCAACTTGGTCAGTATGATCGAAGGTAGTACCATTAAAATATAATGATCGATCTCTGAAGTATTTAAGAACTCCAGTGGTTTCATCGTAAGAACTTACATATCCCTTTGCAATTTTTTCAGCATTGGGGGGAATTGTAAGAACCTGATTTATTTCTTCACCTATTTGAGGAGAACCTATCGGAAGTCCAGTATTTGGGTCAGTCTCAAAACTATCTATTTTAATTGCTTGTAATGATGAAAAAGTATTATCTGTATAGATAACTTCACTATCAATTTTGGTGGGGTTCTTAACTATACCAATCTGTGCAAATTTAGAATCTACAGGAAAATCTTTAGTAGAATCATCAAATCTTGCATAGATAAGTACTTTATCAGTTCCTAATTCAGTGTAAATATCATCTCCGTGACCTCTAGATGGTGGAATTATAGGAATCAACTTTGCTCTCTCTGTAACTTTTTCTGGGTCATGAAAAGCATCTAAATCAACAAGAGCCCATGTATATCCCTTACCTCCAGCACTTACAGTAACATTAATTATTTTTCCACCATCTATGTCAACTCTTGCCTTTCCTCCAGTGCCATCTCCTACAATATTTACTTCTTCACCTATTGCATTATTATATCCTGCACCTTGATTTTCAATGTAAATATGTTTTATTTGGTTTGAATTTATTTCTGAATTACCATTTTCACGAATCGCTCTTATCTGTGCATCAGTGCTTGTTGACCAATTATTTGGAACTGATATAAATTCTGTTGAATCAAACTTAATAGTATCACTAGCAGGAACAGTAAATAAGTACTTCCATACATAACCATCACCACTGTTACCTGCTTTTGATGGTTCTGTGCCTTCAAAAGTTGGTTCATCCTGCGAAACATTACCTAGTGGATTAGAACCTGTAGAACCGTTATCAATGCAAATATAAACTTTAAGTTCAGAGGTGACAACATAATAATTTGCATCATATAATCTATTTGCCTTTGTTACTGGACTTTGATTTGTAGCACTGTAATCGTCTCTATAAATTTCATACCTAGATCCAGAAACCCAATTAACTCTTCTTATAAGTCTCCTTATATTGGCAGATGCTATTTTTTTACCATACATCATAGTATCACCTGCATGCCTTCGATATGAAAAACTATCAGTTGGTGCTGGTGTATTTGTATTCCAATTATTGTCTCTACCAAATTGTTCTCCAATAGGATTTGTTAATCCTAAAAAGACATAATAAGAATTATTTGTATCTTGAACTGAATCTACAAAATTATTTGCATTCAAAATTCTGAATTGATCAGTAATAATAGCTGACATCTGAAATCGAGTATCCTTACATTTCTTTCTATTTATAGTGATTCTAGCATCAAGTTACTGTGCACTTAATTCTGCTCTAATTGAACCAGTGTTTCGATGACCAGTTTCACCTATATTATCATAATTTTTTCTTTGAATGGTTGGGAATGTTGAAAGACCAGCATCCACTGTTAATCCAGTAACACCAATTGAAATGGGGTTAGATGAACGTATTAAATCACTTCCTACATTTGAAGAACCATATAATCTTCCCCAACTCAATTTACCCAGTGAAGTTGTTATTCCAACACCATTCAATTGGAAGAATCCTGTTTGGGCAATACCAGCAATTGCTGTATTACTATTTGTATGTACATTACAAGTAATTGTACCTTTTGCACCACCAGCAGACATATCAACAGTATTAACAATATAAACATTATCAAGGAAAGTTGTCCCTATACCAACTACTTCTGAATTAGAAGAATTTACAGATGTCAATCCTTGTCCAACTTTTGTATCCGTAATTAATATGGGATAACCAACCTTAAGTGTGTTAGCAAGAGCATTTACAAAACCTCCATCTGTACCTCTAGTTACTGCATGGAAATCAAATTTTAATGCTAATGCATTAGGTCCAGTTCTAGTAGTCGTTGTAATACCTGTTATAATTCCAGTATATCCTTCAAAATTAACAATATTTTTTATTTGCTCATTTTTGAATGGAGGACTTTCAATAACTACTTGAGGTGGATTACTTGAATCATATCCAAGACCTTCATCTGTCATTTGATTAAAAGCAACTGAACCATTGGAAACTGTAAGCGTTGCTGTTGCTGTTGTTCCTACACCAACACCAATACCTGAAGGTGGTGCTGCTATTCTTACATCAACTGTGCCCTCATATCCAGAACCTGATTCTGTAATAGTTAAGGAGGAAATAGTACCAGTCCCAGATACGTTTGCTACAGCAGATGCAGGAGTAGGAATTTCACCTGATGTTACTAATGCGTCTACTCCACTAATAGTGAGTCCATATCTGTTTTCAAAGAAGAATGACTGTGCATCATCTACGAAAATACTATTAGATCCTTGCACTCCTATTCCAGATGTGGTTGTAAAATCACCAATTATTTTAGATGTAGGATAAATTTGAGCTTCTAATATAGATCTAGATTTTGCAACCAAAGTTCCATTTATTTGTAAATCTCTTTTTTGTTTTGTCCACCTAATTGGTTTTTGATTAAATTCATCAATTCCCAAACCTGTATATATGTCAGTATCTACTTTATCAGTATTAAGTATTTCTTTAACAACTCTTTCATTAGTTTGTGTCGTTGTAATACCAGGTGATACATCACTCTTAAATATACGAAGGTTGTCACCAATTTTTATTGTTTCCATAACATTCTCAAGTTGAACATCTATACCGTCTATACCTTTATAGAAGTAAATATCAACCTGATCATGATCATTTAAACCTTCACCAGTTTCTCCTTGAGGAGGTTCTGTAAATGTAAATGTTGTTCCACCATTAAACTGATAAGAAATACCAGGTTTTTGTAAAACACCATTAACAAATATAAGTAAGACTGCATCCAAGTCAATTAATGAAGAAAGATCATTTGTATCATCTTTTTCAAAACTTATAAGTTCTCCATTAAAGAATAATGGGAATCTAACTCTTTGTCCATCTTGTAAGAACTTAATACTGTCAATTGAATCAATTTCACCAAATTGCCATGCCGAAAACTTATCATTAAATATTTCAACAACTTCTAATTCAAATTCTTGTATTGGTGCTGATAAATGTGCAGCAGTTACAAGACCAACAGGTTTAAATTTATCACCTTTTTTAAATG